CTCTGCTTTTGTTGCGTACTCTTCGTTTACATCCATGATAATTACGGGGGGTTCTTTAGCGAAAATGTTTTGACGGTTACCGTCTTCTGTGGTGGTGGTCATAAATTAAATACTTCTATAATGTGTGCGTTGTCATAACCAGAAAGGAATTCCTTTTGATAGTCAGGACTTAATGCACTTCTGGGATTGGAGGTATGGTCTAGCCCTAAAGCATGGCCAATCTCATGAGCCTCTGTTCGTGAGCCGCGTCGAGATTCAACGGTGTATAAATCAAACCCGCCTCTCCTTACTCTTGCTAGTCCCCACCAATAACCATTGTCATCGGTGTAGGCACAGTCAATCTCAGGATCCTCACGCTTATTAACTCGCTCAAAGTTAAGCCCTGTCTTACGCTCTAGTCTTTTAAATACTTTTCGGTAGTTACCTCTTGGAGCTGAGTAAGTGATAACTCCATCGTCATACATCTGTTCTGCTGTTGTAAGCCAGATGCCATCAGTGATCATACGTTGCCGGGTGAAAGATCACAGGCAGGTGGCTCGCACCCACAAGGATCAGGTTTAATTGTTACTTGGGTTGGGACAAACAACGCTCCAGGTGGACACGACTGGTTGCGGTATTGCCCACAATTTCCACGCCGATGTCCGAAGCGAAGCGCCGCCATCTGATATTGATTAAGGCCAACACGTGAAATGGCTTCACCACTCCAGGTTCGACCTGTCCAGTTTCTGGAATACATCGTTCCTATATGCAGGGTCTTGTTCGTAACGAGGGTCATTCATTGCACGTACTACTTCTGCCTGTGAGCGGAACACATCCGCCACGTCTACAGCAGACTTACCACTGAGCATCCTGCCCTCGTATCCATTCTGTTCTGTGTACATAGATTTAAGTCCTTGAACAGCGAGCTTGATAGCACCCATCTGTCCTGTTGCCATCAGTGCATCAAAGGCTTGAACATCTTCAGGGGATAAGTTCTCACCTGCCCACGCTGTCATCTGTCCGTAAGCCTCATCACCACCGGCCATGTTCTTAACCTCCAACACTTGCATGTCAGTGAGGTCAGGTGCTTCCTGTTGTGGTTGTGCCTGTCCCTGCATCTGCAGGTAAGCATCAATAAGATCTTTACTATCTTGGTTAGCTAATTGCTCAACCATCTCAGGTGTGATCTGTCCTTCGTTCGCATAGTATTCCTCACTAGCTTTGCTAATCAGGCTGACAATCTCTGAAGGTTCGTCGGGAACTTCACTCTCTTCCGTCTCGGATTCAGGGGCTTCAACCTCCTCTGTCTCCTCGGACTTGGGTTCGCCAAGCTTCTGTTGTAATTCGATGTAGGCTCGTTCAAGTTCTTCGGCGTCTCGGAACTTACCGGCGAGCATGTCTTGCTGCTCTGCCTGTAGTTCTTCACCCACTCGAAGAGAATCAAGCTCATCTTCTGTAAGTACGTCAGGGTCTCTCTCAGTATTGACTGTAAGTTCTGCCATCGATGTCCTCTACTACTAGGTTTCCAAGACCCACCCTTGTTACTTTCTGACCGCCGACTCGGATGGGTGGGTTAGCTCCGATGCGATCTGTCTGTTGATACTTATTTTCCGGGGGCTTGCCCGCCGTCCCCAGACTGTTGGGGTCCGGCTTGATTGCCGCCTGCCGGGACGCCGCCTTGGCCTTGCGGGGGCGCGTCGGTTTGGTTTTCTCCATTTAATTCAGGGTTCTTTGAGGGGTCCATCATTGGGGCTGATGCCAACTGTCCTGCCTGCTTGGTCATTTCAAGCTGCTGATTCTGTTGCATCTGTTGTTGCATCTCTTGCTCTTGAGTCTCAGGTGACTTGATCAGGTTCAGGTAATCAATACCTTGTGCTGCTGCTAGTCGTTTGATGTACTCAGTTTGATCGACATGCTTTGCCATTGCTTCAGGCCCCATGGTCTGTGCAATAGTTGTGATGAATGTAATCAATGCTTCTCTATCTTGTCCACGTCCTAAAGCATTAACGCCAGCCACAACTTGAGGCTTGACCATATCTTTAGGGATGCTTGGTAGCTGTCGGCTACGCTGAAGCACCGTCATGATACGAGAGAGATAAGGTACGAGGAACTCAACAGTTAGTAGACTGAATAGTCCACCGAGCTGCTGCTCTAGTTCCATCTGTGTGAGGCGAACCTCTTCAGCAGTAGTACGCTCACTGTTTCTTACATTCAATACCAGGAAGGCATCACTGATGCGCTGTCCTAGTTGTGTTGCCATGTCCCATGCTGTTTTAAAGTCAGCGGTCTTACCAACCTGTACGACACCGACATCTTCGGGTCGTCCTTGGATGATAGCTCCGTTGCCTGCACGGGCCAGGGCTTGGGGTTTAGTAGTGGACGAGGGTGATACTAAGAAGATGACCTTTGCAGCTTGTGCTGAGCCTTCTACTAGTGCCTGAGAGAGTGCCTCTAGTGACTTCAAATCACCTAGGAATTCTTCTACCCTTCCTCGTCCGTAGTTTTCTCCATCAACTTGATTGAACCTTATCGGGAACCAAGGACTAGAGTTCTTGGGTGCAGTTGATCTGCTACCTGGAATGATCTTGTCCATTGCCTCTTGATGCCAGACCCATTGGCCTGACTTCTTCTCAAGCCGTGCGTAGGTGTACACCTCAACGTCATCGGAGTTAGCTGGTTTGGGACCGTCGTCACCCACTGCATTGGGCTTGGGCTCAGGGAGGTCCATCCCTAAAGCTTGCTTGTTAATAGTTTCCTTAGTGACAATCTCTGTCACGTTTCCATTGCCGTCTCGATTCAACACGAACCTATTGAACGGGTAGTTCTTCATCCCATCCTTACTCATGTACAGCAGTGCATTACCACTGACAATGAGATGCTTAAGGGCTTGATGAATAGCTACCCGATGGTTCTGTGCATTGACATAGTCCATGATCATCCTCTCCATCTTAGAGAAAGAGAGATCAATCTCAGACCTGACTTCAGGTGGCAGCTCTGTTCCAATCTTACTGTCGTTAACTTGTAACTTAAAGAAGGAAGTAGTCGGTGGCATCAGTGCCATCATCAACTTAGCTGCCAGGGTCACAACACCCTTAGCTCCAACTGATTGCCAGGGAGTCTTGAGTTCTACGTGTGATCCTTTGTTGCCTTCATCATCTTGACGGACAAGGTACGGAAGTGTCAGCAATGAGCACTCCCTTGCAGTACTTAGGAATGCTCCACGCATAGACGTGAGCTGATCGTATCTTGTACGTGCCTTCATATGTTCACGCCTGTTGGTGAACCATTACCCCCAGTGTTAACTGCACTAGACGACAGCGACTGTCTGTTACTAGCTGAGTTAGCAGAGGTACTCTTCTTACGTGCCGAAGCTGATTGATTACCATTAATAGGTGCCGGTGCTCCAGTCTCCATCGGTGGAGGTGGTGCCTGCGGTGGCTTCGGTGGTGGTGGGGGAGGTGTAGCTGGTGGCAGTGGTGGCGGTGCCGGGATAGGTTTCGGTGCTGGCGGTGCGCTAGGTGCTGAACCCATACACATAATTAGTTCTCCAATCTATTGATAAGCCAGTCAACAACTGAACGTTGACCAGCGCGGTACATGATGTGGCTGATCTCGTCACCGGGACCAGCAGATAGAGGTGGAAAAGATTCTTCCATCTCCATTAGTATTGACTTAGCTTGTAGTCCTAAAGACTCAAGCGTATTTAGGGAGGTTGTCATTTCGGTGTTCAAAGAATGCAGGCATACGCGCAGCCTGTGTGAAGGAAAGTTCGGGTGCTTTCCCTTGATACATGAGATTATCGCTAGAATCGGCCCAAAATTTTTTACTTAAAAACTTTACGCCTTGGGTATTATTACCTAGTGGTTCCAGTACCCAGTTAATAGTCGCCTTTCGGAGTTTATCCAAGGAAGGTGATGGTCGGAGTCCCAACTCTTCACAGACAATTGAGTTTCCTGCGACATGTATCTGTTCATCTCGACTAATGTCAGCCGATACTGTTCGCATACTTTCATCACCATTAGCCCGAAAGAATGGGAGTAGTACAAAGAAAATTGCACGCTCGGCAACCATCGCCTTGAGGATTGTGTGATCCTTATGCGAAGTCCACGCTTCTCTGAGCGCCATTGCTTCTTTCTCTGCCTTGTCGTCAACCCCGTAAGCATTGGCGATGTAACTAAGAGCCAGGTCGTGGTTCTCTTCATCCTTGACGTTAGAGATAAGTAACTCCCTCGCCAAGCTCGGAACGTCAGTGGCCAAAGCATCTGTAATAAAATCTCCTACTGGTAGTTCCATGTGGCGTAGTGCAAGGGCACGGTAGATAGTTTCTTCCGCACCTTCACGGGCTTTCCCAGCAACGCCTTGTACTGGGGTCCATTTTCTTTTTCTGTTTAGTAGTTTCTGATAAGGGTTCATTCGCCGCATTCGCAAGGGAGTTCTTTGTTATTTAAAATTGAATTTAAGTAATCATCTACGTCACCCTCGTCAAGAGCGGCATACGCATCAGATTTATCTTGTACATCCCCCATAACTTGAAGGCTGTAATAAAGACTTGTCTGGGGCGATTGAAGCCACTCTGCTACGAATTCATTATCGTAGGTTACAGCGTCACTCCAAGAGTTGAAACTATAGCCATGCAGAAGTCCAGTTTTATCTAGCATTGTCATGATGCCATCTGCGACTGCTTTATAAGCGTCCCATCCGACTTCACTGGCGATTTCAACCTCGCCATAGTTGTAAGTTTCTACACCAAACGTGCCGCTATCACGGTCAACTGTTCGTGCAATAGGTGGTGCAATCTCAGGGGTACAGGTGAATCCATCAACGGTCTGTGAGCGATAGCTACAAGACGCTGTGGGAGCAATTGCAAAGGCTCGGGACATTCCATACTCATGAGCAATTGTGGACGCCTCATTGACGCCCTCTTGGAATTGCTGTGCTAACAAATATGCAGGTGTGTGTACTACAACACCGTCATTAAGTTGGCCAAGAGCTTCTCCAAATTGTGCATATGTAACGCCGTACCGTCTGAGCAGGTTTGCAAGACCAAGCATCCCGAGTCCGACTTGACGGTCCACTTCAGGCGAGAGGTATTCACCACCTCCATCAACGCCTGTTCGGCCATGGAGAGAGCACAGCTCGGACATACCTCGTACAAATGCACGGGGGATGTCTTCGAATTCACAGGCACCGAGATTAACGTGTTGGAGGAGACAAGTGCCGCGTGAGGGCAGGTAAACCTCCAGGCAGACGTTACTTCGGATTCGTTTTCCATTTTTGTCATGTTTTACTTTGCTAAGCCAAATGTCACCAGATTTGATGCCATGTAAAAGGATTTCCCTTGTGGTTTCCGGCGTCTCATCCCACCAATCTTGGGTGATGTTGACGCATCGCTTGACCCAAGGAAGTTCTGCTCTAGATGCAGTAATAAAGGGGATGATATCACCGTGCCGCAAATCGCAATGAAGCACCACAGCACCATTTTTGTACACCCCACCTCTACGTAATACTTCATTCAAGGTGCTATAAATTTTACCAAAACTTACAGGGCCAGATGCTACTAACCCTTTCTCATTCTCTGAACCTGCAGGTCGAAGGTCTGACAAGTGAATAGCAACTCCCGCCCCATGTCTTAGGGCGAATGATGCAAACCTCCACGACGCTTCGATACCTTCC